CGGGGACCGCTATCAAACTGCTTGAACAACGCTGCCTCTACATCGGAGGCGACCTTTGAGGCCACCTCCTTTGACATTGTAGACTCACCTGCCATAGCTTTCTGTAGGAACGTAAAGATCGCTAGCTCTGCAGGATGATTCATCATTCCACCTCAATGAAGTCGTTGTTAAGGATGTCAGATACTACAGACGCATCTTCTGCAGAGAACCCCTTATCGTTACGCTCATTGTGTAGATCAAGCACCTTACCATTCATGTACTCTACAAGATCAATGAAGTCCTTGAGGGTATCACTATCGTTATCGTCTAGATCTACAGCAGTACCTAGCTTGGCTTCAATCTTACCAAACTTAGCACCTGTAGGGATGCTATCTTCTACGCCTATCAATTTAATAGTAGACATAATAGGTAGCAGGTTCTTACGGCCTAGACCATTGAGTACATTGTCAATGCTCTTGAGTGAGTCACGGTTCTTTACATCCATAACCACAGGCACATCAGTGAAGTTACCTTTGACTGCCTCACCCTTGTCATCCACTGGGTTGTCTAGTGTGATAGTACCAAAGAATACCTTCACTCGTTTTACGGAGCGCATGATCTGCTTGGTAGCCTCAGGTAGTGCTTGGAAGTCTTCAACATAACCTGTAGGTCGGCCCAAGTTAAAGCCACCAATGCTATCCTTCATGTCACCATTCAGTGAGTTGGACATGACAGACTTCTCCATCTCCTCTGTCTCACTGTTCCATCGTTGCCATTGATTGCGCTGGGCAAAGATACGTAAGGTAACACCGTTACTATACACCTTATCATCACCCTGCATCAGCGTGAATGCACCTACAGGTACAACCTCTGTCTTGATTGCCTCGCCACCAAAGACCCGCTCACCCATGATAGGCTGGTGAATCATGCCGACACGTGCAACGGAAGGCGTAGACTGCTGCTTGGGTGCAGCAGACACACCCATAAGTTCAGCCATTGATTGTCCACGCTCTGTTGCGATTGCTAGTTCGTTGCTCATTTCTATATCCTTTAAATAGAGTCAAAGAGTACCTAGTTATACATCAAACATCCACTGTGTCAAGCCAGTTTGGCCCGATCTTAGCTTCAAGAAGTAAAGGTACGTTCATCCGTATTCCATACACTGACTCGACTAGATCAGTCAAGCCCTCATTCATATCATTTATCATATCTAATACCTTTTCTGTTTCATCTGGATGAATGTCTATCACCATTGAGTCGTGCACTGTATTGACAAGGCAGGACTGCATGGACTCAAGACGCTTGTACATCTCATTCAAAACCACAGGTACTACATCACCCGTTGCAAAGCCTTGCACTGGGTAGTTCTTTATCATGGTGAAGTGTGTGACACTCCCGTTTGATCTACGTGCAATGTCGGGGAAAGCATACTGCCTACCTGATACATTGGTAATCTTATTGAAGCGCATTGCTTCCTCTCCTAAGTTCTTATGCCATGCTGCTACTCCTTTATACTTAGCAATGAATTGTATGTAGTAAGCTTCCTCTGCCTTGGATCTGCCATATCCAGTAGCCCCGAAGAGGGGAGCGAACGTATGCTCCTTGGCTTGCTGACGTGTGGTTGGCTGACCTGCATCAGAGATAACCTTAGCTGTGTAGCTATGAACATCAAACCCTGTGTTGATCTCATCCATAGCAATCTTATCTTGGGCCAGGTATGCTGCGGTGCGAAACTCAAGCTGAGCAAAGTCTGCCTCACAAATCTGTCCACCTTCCCATCGTGATACAAACACACGCTTAACAGGGAACGTACCCCCACGTGGCATGTTCTGCATGTTAGGTTCCTTACCACTGAAACGCCCAGTAGCAGTCACACTCTGTGTTAGTGTAGCGTGTAGGTAACCATCATCCTTAGAGTACACACCAATGCCATCCACAAACGTAGACAGGTAGCTGCTGATAGCGGAGAAGCGTAGGTAGTCCTGTAGAAAAGTTACGGACTCATGCTTCTTATGTGTCTTGGCTGTGCTGATCAGTAGACTTATCTTATCCTTACTGGCACTGAACCCGTTGGCAGTGGCCCACTTCTTATTAGGTGCAGAGAATCGTAGTCCTGCTATCTGTTCTGTTTGTTTTAGCTGGAAGCCACGAGCTTCGCAGTCCCTACACTTGTTAGGTCTAGCATACTTTGTACCGTCCTTCCTTACTTTATATGTCTTGCCTTGGCCCTCACATGTTGGGCAGGTGAAAGCTTTAGTGCGATAGATGGGGCTGCTGTTAGACTTAACTGCTGAGCGAAACTCTTCTGGTGTCTTAGTAAACTCAAACAGCCCCGCCCAATCTTTCTTGTTATTCATACGTACACTGAACACAACCTGTGAGATTTGCTCAGGTGAGTTGATGTTGATAGGTGTATCACCCATAAGTTCACGCACCTTAGTGTGTAGCTTAGTCTCTAACTCAGAACGCTCATCCTCAAACAGTTCTCTTACTCGCTCCAGTTCATCTAGATCTACCCTGATGCCAGACATGTACATTCTTGTTAGGGTTTTACATGTCTGGAAGGTAACGTCTCTGACTTTATGGAGGGAGGCAGAGTCAGGGTGTGCGTAGTCTCTTTCAAGGGAATGGAACAACTCACTAGTTGTGAGCAGATCAGCCCTAAGATAATGGCTAAGCTTATTAAGATCAGTTTCATTTGTGTTGATGCCCTGCTTGATACATATAGATAGGTAGTCTTCCTTTTGCTCAGCCAACTCACGGCGTATAGCACAGGCAGATAAAGATAGTGCACCTTTCTGGCCACGAAAGAGAAGGTACTCTGCAAGCAGCGTGTCATAGATCTCACCCTCGTAGGTGTAGCCACTCTCCCACAACCACATCAAGTCATGCCTAGCATTGTGCATAATCAATAGCGTTGTCATATCCAACACACGCTGGACTAACTCACGCCCAGTGCCTGATGTATCTTTGTAATCGTTATGGTCTAGTGTTACTATGTGTAACTCTTCATGGTTGTCAGCATTTACCATACCAACCTGAGTCAGTGTGTTGCTAGGCTCAAAGGGATCATTGAAAGTCTTACCATCCCTCCAAGTCACACTGTTCTCAACGTCTAATACCAATCTCATATCTATCTCCTAAGCCGTGTAGATAGAACGTGATCCATCTAGCATACAAGTAATCTTACCTTGATAGCCGTTAAGTTTGTTCTTGGCAAGGTTAAGATAGCGTACAGGGTCTTCGTCTTGTCCTTCGACTTGCGCAGCCTTACCGATCAGCACCATGAGGTCAGCCTCTGCAGCCTTGCCTGTCTTACTTCCCTCCATCATTGATTGGTTTAGGTCTGCCTTACCTTCAGCCTCTGCACTTAGCTGGGACATCCAGATCACACAGCAGTCATACTGCTTAGCAATGTTACGGGCATGGATAGCTGCAGCCTTGAGGGTGATGTCACTACGCTCACTCTTAATGTCAGAGAACTTATCACCCATGTCTAGTACAACAATGTCAGGCTTCTCCTGTTTAACTACAGACTCAACCCAGGCCATGCCCTTACCTGTACTCTCCTTGAACATAACGTTGTTACGCACAGGCTCATAACGCTTACGTGCTAGTGCTTGGTTTTCTCGTACCTCTTTCATGGTCATGTTGGCAGAGGCACTAACGTACCGTGATGCTACCCGTGTGTAGGCCTCTTCATTACACAGTACGATGCAACGTGCACCCTGATGTGCGAAGCCTTTGTCAGCGGCGATAAGAGACGCATGGAAGGATGTCTTGCCTGTGTTGGGACGTGCCCCCACAACTACAAGGTGGCCCCCACTGACGCCCTCTATCTTGCCTGCTAGGGTAGGGATGTTGAATGACCAGCGTGACTCAAGAGCGGTAGCTTCTAGGATGGTATCAAGATCATCATCTTCCCAGTCAACACGTAGGTTAGGCGTGAAGTCATTCTTGTAGTCATCAAGGATCTGACGCAAAGGTTCCAAGCTATTCTCTGTACCATTCACATAGTCAAAGCCAAGGTTGGCAACGACATCACCGACATGCTGTTGGAATAGCTGAGACAGTGTGTCTTGTGCTATCTCTTCCTTGATAGGCTCAGCAATATCAATGCGACGAAACAGTGCATCATATGCTGTGCGTGTTGCTGTTGTCATGCTCTGATTCATACGGTTGAACACAGCCTGTAAGTCCTGCACGTTCATGTTGCCGTCATAGGTTTCCATTGCACTGTCTAGTGCTTGCTTGATCTTACGTACATCCTTGCTAAAGATCTTGTCTGGGCAACGGATGCCCTTGTGTTGGTTGTAAAAGTCACGGTCAAGTAACGTTCTAATTAGGGCCAGTTCCATCATCGTTCTTCTCTCCTACGAAAATAATATATATAACTTCTATCGCTACCACTGGCCACATAAAGATAAACTTCAGTGGCCCTAGGCTATCCTCCTCAGGATCTTCTGCCTCTACCATATGGTACAGCAACGGCATTGCTAACATATACATAGAGAAAGCACCACCTAAAAAATACATACCTTCATCTGTCATCCTTAACCTCCACATAGTATGCACCTTCAGTGCTATTGTATGCAGCTATCAGATCTATCCACTGCTGCGAACTCATCATTAGCATCTGATAAGATTCCATCTCAGGCTCAAACTGTCTCATATATGCAACGCCATCATCACCTAAGATAAGCTGGACATCCTCATACATATCCTTCTGATCAAGAGTTGTGATCACTGATGCATCAGATTCAATCTCAACTGTGTACATCTTTATCCTCCTTTATTAATACGTGTACCTTGGCAACACACCCGTCGATACCCTTGATGACGAACTCAAACCCTGCCTCTTGTAATGTATCTCTTAGATCCACAAGAGTCATAGCTTTTCCTCACCCGTTAGCTCATTGATTCGCATGTTGGCATATCTAATAACTTTCTCTAGGTCAATGATCTCGCTCTCTATCTGTGTCTTACCCTCGTACATCTTAAACCCTGCACGACTGGCATACTTAATAATGTTACCTCGCCAGAACTCAAAGACGTTACGCATGATGTAAGTGATAGGTTCGATAACCCACCGTGCATAATGTTTAGGTTCATGCACCATGTCAGCGCTGGTGAGGGGCGGCTCTATACGTTCTTGTTGTATCATTAATCTTTTCCATTCACTTATTATTAAACGCCGTTGTTGATTGCTGCCCTTACCCTAGCACGGGCACGTTCATCTACATCGAAAGGTCTAATATCTGTTTGCTCTACAACAACACCTGTGTTGTACTTCTTAGCATGTACCTCTGCCTCATCCTTGCTATCAAAGATAAGAGGCTTAGACTCATAGGTGAAAGGGTTCTCTGCACTTGCGTACATCCACTCACCTTCCTCTACCTCAAACATAACTAGATAATGTTTACTCATTCTATTTCTCCTAGTATGCTACTGAACACATAATCTATGTTTGTTCCAGTGGCACCACAGTATATTAGTAGCTTCAGCCCTAACTCTTGGGCTAGTGCTGCTGTCTTATCGTCTAGGTCGAAGGTGCAGGTAGCACTGCCATCTTCATGTTCAGTCAAGGCTGTGACTTTCATTGTACCTGCCTCAATCATTATCTATCTCCTTGTTGTGTTTACGTAGCCTCTTATTGTATGCACGTTTGATCTTCTTTAGCTGGCCTGCCTTCCACAGGTAGAACCTACGTGCTTTGGTGAGGCCATCATACTCATCACCGCCCTTCATAGGAATGCGTTTAGTCATCACCATTCTCCGTTAGTGCATCCCATGACACCGGGAAGTTACCAACCATAATACGATCAATTTGATTAGCTACCTCACGTGTCTCTGCCTGTGTGTCAGGCTTACATCGTAAGTTACACATATCTGCGAAGGCGTCAAGGCTACCTGACCAATACCACTCAGTCATGGTGCTTTGTGGTAGGACCATACGGGCCTGCTCTTCACAAACACCTCTGTCTAGTAACTCTTGGTAAGTGATCAGGCTCTTTGCATTAGCAGCTGTAACCTTCTCAATAGATAGGTTCCCAACAACGTCTGACACAGTGCCACCTGATCCCTGCTTCTTATCAGCTGCTGCTTGACGGTAAGTGTCAGGATAAAAGAACTCAATGTTATCAGTGACATACCTACGGCTGATCTCATTCCATCGTAAGAACTTATGCTTCACTAACTGACGTGCTACAAAGATAGGTGCCTTGACGTGGAACTTAGCATACGCATGACCAAAGGGGCTGGTATGTTTATGCTTAGCTAAGTACTTGATGAGGCTCTTGTCACCCTTACTCATGTCATAAGTGCCAAGCACAAGGTTAGTACATATCAGCTTGGAAGTCTTCCCGAACGATACACGGGCTGCGTTTACTACAGATAGGTCGTTACCCATGTGGTCTATGTAAGTCGCTTCTATCATTTGCATATATCCTTTAATTGTTTGATGTCCTCTGGGACTTTGTATTTAATATCATCATGCAGTTTCATAGCAACTGTTTCGATGCCTGTCCATAGCTCAATAGCTCTACGGAACTCTAATGTTTTATCCATAGCGTCAGGATCTAGAGCTATGACTACCTTACGGTAGCTGCTTACCTTAGCCATGTGTTTGTCTGACAGGGAGGTGCCTAAGATAGCTAAGGCTGTTATGTCAGGCATAAGTTGTGATGCTACTACTGCAGAAACAACATCTTCTACCAGTAAAACGACATCACCTGACCCTGCAGTGAAGTAGTCTGCATCACCAGTGTAGCGGTACCACTTAGGCTGCATCCGTGTACCTACTGCACGACCTACTGCGTCAATCAAACGGCCACGATGGTGGATAGGGAAGACAACACGCTCCTGTTTTACATCATACATCAGGCCAGGATAGGCACGGATACCCCAACGCATAACAAACTTATTATGTTTAGGATGTTCTAATGTAGGCTGTACTAGGTATGCTGGTATCTCCATAGTTTCTATCTCCTCTACTGCCTTACTTGGTGGTGGTCTAATACGTTTCATTATCTCTGACGCTGACATGTCTGACTCATAGATGCCACCGACTACGCAGCCCAGCTTATAGCAGTTGTACTTCATAGTACCACCATCATTCATGGCTGTGAATGTACCCTTACCTCTGCACTTGGGGCAGTCACCCCTGTGTGATTCACTATCAACAAGAGCCAAGGCCTCAACATAACTACGAATGTTCATCTTTATCATTCCCTCTAGCTGCTAATGCTTTTGATGCACCACTGTACGTGTTGACCATGTAAGGTTTGAGTGATGCAATATTCTTGTGGCCTGTTACCTGCATGATACCGCCCAAGTCAACAGCACCCTCCATCATTTCTGTCACTGCTGTACGTCTAAGATCCATGGCAGTGAGGTGCATAGGTAGATTAGCTTTGGCCAGTACCTCATTGATTTTAATACCTATTTCTACTTTGGTGTATGTCTTCAGTACCGCTTCACCTATCTTAACATTAGGTGCAACGTAATCCTGGAAACCAAAGTCTTCCTTTTGCTGGCGCAACATAGAGCACAAACTTTCAGAGATAGGAAGATGTACCTCTGCGTTGCGCTTGCTCTGTGTTAAGTCCAAGCGGCACTGGGTTAGGTCTAGCCTATCCCATTTGAGTACACGCATGTCACCAACACGCTGCCCCCAATCGTATGCCATATGTACTATCAGACCTATGCTGCGCCAGCGGAAGTCGCCATAAGAAACGCTCAAGAATGTTTGAAGCTGTTCCCTGCTCCACATAACCCGCCGCACCTCTTCAGATGTGGTTTCGATTAGTGCTACAGGGTCGTGCGTCATAACGTCATGCCTCATCGAATGCTTCCACGTCGCAGAAAGCACAGACTTACGGTAGTTGGCTGTCCGAACCCCAACAGCTAGCCAAGCCTCGTATGCCTGAGTGAGGTGACGTACCTTGATATTCCCATGGCGATAATCCCCAAGAGCCTTGCCCTCAACTACTGTCTTGCATACCGCTGCAAGGTGTGTCTCATAATCTTTCTGCGTAGACCCTGCCAGCCGACCAAAACCTGGCGAGTTAAGATAGAAAGAAATGATTTCACGTAGTGAGGCAGATGCCTTGGGGATATTCATGTTAGTTTCCTTTAGCGTTAAGGTACCAGATGTATAAGAAGCCACCTAGATATACTAGCGCTACCGCTACTGGTAGTGCATGCATTAGAACTTTGGGTACCATGTTGCCCCCATGTCTACATATTGTTTCACGTCATCAGCAATATTTTCTAGTGTGTCTGCGTTATTACCAAGCCACACAGCCTCATCAATGTCTCGCATTAGTTTGTTGTAGTAGCCTGTCGCTGGTAGCAGGTTAGTTGTGTTGAATTGCGTAGTCATTACGACCCCTCCTCTA